ATCTCAACTGAAGGCGTTGATAAATTCTTTTGGAAATTTCATAGATGTTTATAAAAACGAACTTATTAAGTTGATTAATCTAAATTCTAATTTGATTACTAACGATGGAGTATTTTATGATTTTATCAAGAATCAAATTTATATAAAAGGATATAATATAGATTTTAAAGTCACAGATGGTTCGATTGAACCAATCTTTATGTTCGACAATGCTGGCTTTATCTTTCAGAGCGACAATTATAACTTGTTAAACAATTCTCTTTTTGGAAGTGTAGAGACTACGTTAAAACAATTTTTGTTGTCTAAAACAATGGGTATCAACTCAGAGATACTTAAATTTAAGGATATAAATGACACCGGAGTTGCTTCAAGCCCTGATAAATATTCGAAATTAACAGCGTCATTAAGTTCTTCACTCTCTTTATATTCTAAGGAGATGGCTGAATTATTCAAAAAACAAATCGATGATTTTAATGCGTCACATTTTAATTCGTCTAAAGTATTAATAGATGTAAAGGGTCTTTTACATTATGAGGATAAATAATGAAGTTTGAATCTGAAAAGTTTTCTATTCGTACTCAAGACGCATTAACTTTTAATGCGATCTTATCAGAAGTGTATTTTATTTTATATGACAAGTTTGTCAACTTTTTACCATTTTATGGTGAAATTTTGGATGTTGCTAAACAGAATCCAATAAAAAAAGGCTGTATTGAAGAATTAAACAAGAGAAACATACCTGAAAAGATATTGGATATTTACATTCACAACGTTCAATATTTTAACAACAAATATTCAATAAACGAAAACATGCTGTCAAGCAAAAAAACTGTACAAGAAAAGGGAGATTTGATTTTAGAAAAAATAATTGATGATGTTAAAATAGAAGATATAGATGTTTCCAAAAAGAAATTTTTAAAAGATGTTGTCTTTGGCTCTAATGATCAAAATATTATAGAATGTCCTATTATAGTACAAAATGTTTACGGTAATTCTACAGAAGTTGAGCTATTTGGAAATGGAACTATAAATTCTGATTTTTATAAAGCAAGCAATTTATCATCTTTTAAAGTTTTGTGTGATAAACCCTATGGAAATGATATAAATATAATTCATTATCCATTCAAATATTATTTTGATAAAAAGTATTTCTCTAATCTCAAGCCCGCAATTCTTTATAATGCTGGATTTCATTTTGAAAACTTTCTTTCTTTTGATTTTGATGTTACTAAATTTTTAAAACGTGTTGATGTAGCAAATATTGCCTCGAAAGAATCAGATGGCTATATAGATTTTGAAACCTTTATATTTAGTTGTCTAAACAGTTCTTTGTTTTTAACCAACAATAAAGATCTCGTTAAGGATATAAAAATCAACACACAATATTTTCAAAAAATATTTCCCATAGATATACAGGGTACACCCCAAAGTATTGAACAGTATAAAAAAATATTATCTACTTTTCCTTTGTTCATCACAAATATTCGTCATGGTTTAAGATTGGTTTGGAAAAATGTCAATATAATAGAAGGAAGTTTCGAATCTGTTTTAGATGATTCTAAGGATATAGTAGCAGATAGTTTTCTTAAAAAGAAAACATACGTAGAATATAACGGCGAATTATTTAAAAGATTATCAAACCACGCTATTACTGAGAGTGGTAAAGATAAGACCGTTTCAGAATCTTCCATTTCTTCTTTGGAATATAATATAATCAAAGAGAAAAGCTATATTCTTCATTTTGAATCGGGTGACGCAAATAACAAAAAAACCATAAGAACTTCTTGGATTCCTATCTGCTCTGTTTATAGTAATGATTTTTCTTCTGAAAAATCTGTAAAAGATCCAAGTGACTTCAATATAAAAATTTTACATGATTTTATAAATGATAAAAGATATTTAGATGAATTAAAAGAAAAGATCTTAAAAGAGAAAGATTTCCTTTTTGTATTTGAAAAGTTGATTCCATTATCTCCTATATTTACCGCACAAAAAATTAATACAGCTATTTCATTACAGAACAAACTAGATAGTATAATGGCGGCAAGTATAAATCCAGAGAATGCGAATGCTAAATCTCTACAATTAGCCATCAATAGTACTTTGAATAATTCTTTCAAAGATTCTAAGGAGTATTAAAATGAATAGCGCGATTGGACCAAAACTCCCATTAAATTTAGATAAAAAAGATGGTTTTATTATGATCGATAATTATGTCGATGAAGTAAAACAAAATCTTAAAACGCTATTTTTGACTGCACCCGGAGAAAGAGTTTACATCCCCGATTTTGGTATAGGTATGAGAAATTACCTATTTGAAAATAGAACAACGAGTTTAGATGGTGATATAAAAGCCAGAATAAAACAACAAATTGATACTTATATGCCTTTTATATCAATTATCGATGTACAAGTCTGGGATTCACCAGATGTAGAAAATCTACTTTACTTAAAATTTGAATATTTTATTGTTCCTCTAAATTTACAGGATCAAATAACATTATCATTTATTGAATAAAACTATTTACAAGTATGGCAAATAAAAAAATAACACCCGTAAACTATACATCAAGAGATTTTAATTCTATCAAAAACGATTTGGTAGAATACGCAAAAAGATATTACCCTGATACATACAAAGATTTTAACAAGGCTTCTTTTGGTTCTCTTGTTACGGATATGGTATCTTATGTTGGTGATATCATGTCTTTTTATTTGGATTACCAGACAAACGAATCTTTCTTAATTACCTCTAATGAAAGAAAAAATACAATTAATAATGCTAGAGCACTAGGATATAAGTTCAAAGGCTCTCCTTCTGCGTCTGGGACGGCTACTTTTTATCTATCGATTCCCGGCGATGATATTGGACCATATAATGATTATATACCAATATTGAAACAAGGAGCAATATTAACAAATAATCAAGGTGTCTCGTATATCTTAAATGAAAATGTAGATTTTAACACTAGTGCTGAAATTACGATTGGCGCGGTCGATCAAAATACAGGAGCAGTCACTAGCTACATTTATAAAAAATATGGAAATGTAGTATCTGGTCTGATCACAACCCAGACGTTTACTGTGGGGAATTTTCAAAAGTTTCTTAAATTAACTTTATCTTCTAAAAATGTAGTAGAGATTCTCTCTGTAAAAGACTCAGAAGGTAACGTTTATTATGAAGTTGATTCTTTAACACAAAATATTATTTACAGATCAATAAATAATACAAATGCGGATAGCTCAGAAACTCCAAATATTTTGAAGCCAGTTGCCGTTCCAAGAAGATTTGTTATGGAAGTGGATGGAGATGGAAACACAATTTTACAATTTGGATATGGCTCTGATGACAATTTAAAAACATTAGCCGTAGTAGACCCATCTGAGGTAATTCTAGACCAATTCGGCAGAGATTATGTCACTGATCAAACATTTGATCCGTACAATTTAATTTCTACAGATAAATTTGGTATTGCTCCATCTAACACTACTTTAAATGTAGTTTATAGATATAACAATGCTTTTAATGTCAACTGTTCGTCTAATGCACTTAGTTCTATATCTAATAAAAATTTTATTTTTGAATCTGATAATTTAAATTCTGTTACAAAAGCAAATATTATTGGAAGTCTTGAAGTGGATAACGAAGAACCAATAATTGGTAATGTTTCACCTTTAACAAATGATGAAATAAAAACAAAAGCTCTTGCTTATTTTGCAACACAAAATCGAGCTGTCACTAAACAAGATTATGTTTCAGTTGTTTACTCGATGCCAGCTAAATTTGGTGCAGTTAAAAGAGTAAACATAACTCAGGATAAAGATTCTTTCAAGAGAAATCTCAACATGTTTGTTGTTTCTGAAGATTCGAATGGTTATTTGACAAAGACAAATAACACAACAAAAAATAATTTGAAAAATTGGCTTGTAAATTACAAGATGATCAATGACACAATTGATATCCTAGATGCAAAAATTGTGAATATAGGAATCGATTTCCAAATTATTTCTTCATTAGAGAAAAACAAACATGATGTTCTTCAAGACGCTCTAACCACATTAAAAACAGAAATTTTTAATAAAAAATATGAAATCGGAGAATCCTTCTATTTTTCAGATATATATAATATCCTCAATAGGATTGAGGGTGTTTTAGATACCAAGAGTGTTACACTCAGAACAATAAATTCAGTTGGCTATTCACAAGTTCCGTTCGATGTTACCGCTAGGACTTCTGCCGATGGTAGATACGTCGAAGTACCAGAAGATTATATCTTAGAAGTTAAGAATGTAAATTTTGACATTAGAGGATCCGCACTATAATGGCTATAAAAAGATACGTGGCGTCAGCCGACAATACAATAACAAATGCTTTTAAAGCCAATTTGTCCACAAGGGGCACTGGTTCTAACATGGGCGCAGCCGATGTTTTAGAAGTATTTTCTATATTTGGGCAGGCAAACTCGTCTAGTGTTGAGAAATCAAGACTCTTGGTGCAATTTCCGGTTTCTACAATTTCAACCGATATAACAAATGGTACTATTCCATCAAATGCTTCATTTTATTTGAAATTGTTTAATGTAGAGCATGGTGAAACACTTCCAACAAATTTTAATTTAGAAGTTAAAGTCGTTACAGGTTCTTCATGGGATGAAGGAACTGGGTTAGATATGAACGAATATTCGGATATTGGCGTATCTAACTGGGTTTCAGCAAAAAGCTCCAGTTCTGGTATAACCAACTGGTCTAGCCAAGGTGGCGATTATTATACTAGCCCTGTTTACACCGCTTCTTTTGATAGTGGCACAGAAGATCTAGAAATAGATGTAACAGATACTGTTAACGCATGGTTGACTGGTAGTAAAAGCAACTATGGTTTTGGTATCATGTTGTCCTCTAGTTTAGAGAATTCAACTTTACGTTCATATTATACAAAAAAGTTTTCAGCAAGAAGCTCTGAATATTTTTATAAAAGACCAATTATTGAAGCCAGATGGGATTCTTCCAAGCAAGATGACAGAGGAAACTTCTATGCCAGCAGTTCTATGGTTTCAGCAACAGACAATTTAAATACTTTATTTCTTTATAACTATGTTAGAGGTCAGCTAAAAGATATAAATGGGATAGGAACTGGCAGTATCTATGTCAATCTTTATGCTACATTAGGTGGAGCTTCTTTAACTACTGCCCCTAGAACACCAATTACTGGTGGTTGGGTTTCAACAGGAGTTTATTCTGCCTCTATAGCAGTAAATACAACGGCAAGTACCGTTTATGATGTTTGGTTTAGCGGAAGTAGCCAATATCACACAGGAACTATTGCAATTAAAACTTTTAGCAACTCGGAATATGTAAATACTGATAGAAAAATTATTTCAATTACAAATTTAAAAAGTTTATATACAACAAGCGAATATCCAAAACTAAGGCTTTATGTAAGAAGCAAAAATTGGAGTCCAACTATTTATACTAAGGCAACAGCAGACGTTGAACAAGAGTATATTAAAAATTTATACTACAGAGTGTATAGAGTACAGGACGGTTTAGATGTTATTGCAAACGCAGCCACAGCATCGACAAACCACACAAAAGTTTCTTACGATGTTTCAGGTAGTTATTTCCCACTAGATATGTCAATATTTGAACCGGGATACATGTATGCCATCAAATTTACTATCAAAGAGGAAAATAATTATCTAAAAGAACTGGATGAAGTCTACAAGTTTAGGGTTGATCAATGAGCTTAAAAGATATTTTTAATTCTGAGAAAAAAAAGAAAAACAATCTAACCACCGTAAATTTTCAAAACCTATCTGCTTTAGACAGCGGTTCGTTGGAAGTTGAATCAGTTGGTTTCATTGAAGAGTCTAATAAAGATTTTACCAGATTTATACCACCCGTAGATTACGCAACTGCTTCTAATTTCGCTAAATTTGGTTTAGCTGAAAGATATTATGAAGAATCCGTCGATCGTGTTGTTAATCTTTACCCTTTTGATGGTTCTCTCAAAGAAAAGAAAGAGTGGCGAAATGGTTCAACACCGTTAGATCTCTATATATTTGATAATGAATATCCAAAAACAACTGGCTACGTAAATCTCTCTCCCAATGGTTGGGGGGCTGCAAACAGTATATTAACAGGCAGCGGAATTGGTATTCCGGTTAACAAGCAATATATTTCTTTTTTTAATAGAGCAGTAAATAATAAATTAGAAAACATAGATAATTTATTTGCTAAAAGAAGAGAGAATACAAGATTTATTTTTTCAACTGGTAGCACAATAGAATTTTGGTTAAAAAAGAATGCATATGCTGATTATTCAACACAAACTTCTTATGAAACCATATTTTACATGGCTTCTTCTGGTTCTGATAATAAAGATAAGGCTTTTGCAATTGTATTACCAACAACTGCTTCTTCGCAAAATGAAATTGATGTATCGTATCAAATAAATCAAGAAAGTACGCCAAGTCAGCAATTTAGTTTTAATTTTAATACTCAACTAGCAACTATAGCAGACTCACAATGGCATCATTATGCTTTTACTTTTTATAGCTCTTCTGCTGGTTATACATCTGAATTTTATTTGGATGGAATTTATAAAGATACAAAAACTAATGCTGGCACCATAGTTAACTTTACTGGCTCTTCTTTTTGTACAATCGGTTCTCTCGGTGGAAAGTTAGCAAATATAAATTCAACGCTTGGCTCTGCAAAACTTTCCGGCTCAATAGATGAATTTAGATTTTGGAATGTAAGAAGAACAGCAAAACAGATTGGTAGATATTATATCACCTCTGAAATTGGCGACGGTGTTAATACAGACGACGCGAATACAGATCTGGGAATACACTTTAAATTTAATGAGGGCATCACAACCGACTCTAATATAGATGCTAGAATTCTTGATTATTCTGGTAGAACTTGTGATGGTGCTTTTGTTGGTTATACTTCTTCTTCTCGTTCAACTGGCTCTGCAATTGATAACGCTGGTTTTTCAGAACCAAAAGATCCAATTGTTTATACAGCACATCCTGATTTAGTTTCTTACAAAGAAACAAAAATGTCGGAAGGTAGAGAACATGATTTCTCTAACGCTGGTTCTCTATATCGTAAATTCCCTGCGTTTATGCTGGACGAAGATGATCAAAACGGATTTGTTTTAAGAAATCTGACACAAATTATGGCAAGCTATTTGGATCAGCTATATTTGCAGATTCAGTTCTTACCAAAAATAAAACAAAATGAATATACGATCGAATCTGCTCATCCGCACGGCTTTTATGCAAAAGCCTTAGAGAACGCTGGCTTTCCAGCAGTTGATTTATTTGCAGATATCGAGGCTTTCAACAAATATCTTTCAAGAGATGAAAAGCAACTCTTCGAAAAAGATTTTGAACAAATTAAAAATAGAATCTTTCAAAATATCTATAATAATTTACCCTACATCTTAAAGAGTAAGGGTACAGAAAAATCATTTAGAAACTTTATTCGTTGCTTTGGTGTGGATGATGAGATTTACAAAATCAATCTTTACAACAATAATTCTGATTATACCATAGAGAATAGATATAAAAATTCAACAGTTAAGAAAAATTATATAAACTTTAACCAATTATATAATACAGATGCTGTTGTGTACAATTATCCAGATGCTTCAAATGCAAGTAGCGTTGGTTATATCTCGGGAACTTTCAATACAACAAAAATAGAAGAAAATATAGCAAATACATACGAAATTGACATTGTATTTCCTGAGAAGCCTCCCCTAGACGATCCAAGATATGTTGAATATTCGGCTGTCTCAGCTTCACTATTTGGTGTTGTTGCTGCTGATCCTACCGCGCCAACAAATACAACTATACCAATAAATAATTTAAGCAATTTTGAACTTTATGTGGTCAGACCAGAATCTTTATCTGCAAATGCTTATTTTGTATTGAAAAGTTCTTATTCTTCATCTACAGCAGCAGATAATTTTTATATACAAACAAATACAATTAAGCAACTATATTCTGATCAAAGATGGAATTTTGCTGTTAGAATCAAACCACAAGGTTATGATATATCAGATTTGGCTTCTCCAACAAGCCCAACAAATTATACTCTTGAATTGTATGGCGTTAGTGTAGTCGGTGATTATAAGGTTCAGGAAATAACTGCCTCTTCTACTATTGGATATGATAGAGGTTTAGCATTATTATCGAAACCAAGAAGATTGTATGTGGGCGCAGCCAAAACAAATGTTACAGGCAACTTATTAGTAGGCTCGGACGTAAAAGTTTCATCAACCAAATTATGGTTTGATTATTTAAATAATGAAACAGTTTATAATAATGCAGTACAAGCAAATGTTGATGGTAACGAATCTGCATACAAGAGTGCATTCTTAGGACAAACTCAATTAAGTGGTGTATTTGTTCCCAAGATTGAAACACTTGTGTTGAACTGGTCATTTAATCAGGTATATTCAGCCAGTGTTGGTGGTCAGTTCTCTGTAATAGACAATTCTTCAGGTTCAGCCACACAAGGTTTTCAAAAATATGGAACAATAGGTTCTATAATAAAAGCACAACATACTGGTCGTGGTGATAATTTTGCTCCAAGTGTAAAAATCGTTTCAGAAGAATTTTTACCAGTTTTAACAAAAAGACCACCAGAACAAGTATCAACCGATGATACTGTTCAAATATTAAATCAAGATGATCTTGTATTCACAAAAGAATCTAGACCAATAAGAACATTTATTTCTATTGAAAGAAGCATGTATCAAACCATTTCGGAAGAAATGCTTAAAGTCATGTCTTCTATCAATGAATTTGCTAATTTAATTGGTGAAAAACAAAATCAATATCGTCATGAATACAAAGATATGGGTAAACTTAGAAGCCTATTCTTTGAATCAATTGGTAATACACCCGATCTTGAAAAATTTGTTGAGTATTATCAGTGGTTAGATTTATCTTTGAATAGAGTCATTGAAAATCTATTCCCCGCCTCTGCCGACATTTCAGAAGAAGTGAATACGATGGTCGAAAGCCATGTGTTGGAGAGAAGTAAATATAAGTGGAAATTCCCCACTATGGAGTTTAAAACCCCAGATCTTGAAGCTGGGGCTGTCGGTATCAATCGACACTTATATAATTGGAAATATGGTCACGCTCCAATTCCGCTAAAACAAACTACAAGCAGCTTATGGTGGAATAAAAGAGCTGAGAGAAACGGACCTGTTTTATCTTCATCAAATGCCGCTGTAAATTCAAATAAAACACAGATTCTATCTGTTTCATATCAGGTTTTAAATAGAAGTTTTACAACTCCTGTTCGCTATACCGTTGATGAAGCAAAAGAATATATCGGTGGTTCTGGTATTAAAAACAAAAAGTTTGATTATTATAAGCCAAGTCGTTCTGATATTGCGATTGATGTAACATCGAATGCAATCCCGCCAGACACAACTGACTATTCTGATTTAATAAGAAAGTATGATGCACAATCAATTTATTCTGCTGGAGGTAGAAAATTTAGATTTGTAGCTCCTTTCTCATATTATCAAAATCAGAAGGAAATAACTGGCTCAACTCAAACAATTACAACGAATTATTTAGATGTTTATGGACCTAACTATGAAGTTCCAATGCAAGGTCCGTTTACTGAAAAATATGTTGGTGGTAATTTCCATCGTCATCAACAACTATTTTCAACCGGCTCTAATAGAGCAGAAGCCTATATTCTAAGTGGTTCTAGTACAAATAGAGTTATTAGAAATCCATTTAATGTAAATGTAAATCAAGCTCGCTCTGATTTCTATAGAGAAGAACTAGCAAAAAGACCAGTTAATATTAAAAATATTGCACAAGTAACTGGTTCTACAACAATTGGTAACTACGATAAAAAATATCATTATTTTCAAACCAGCGATAGAAATATTAACAATCCTTTCTTTACAAGAAATGGTGGTATTTCCTCAACTGGTCGAGCAGATCCGTATGTTTCAGGTTCTAATGTTTGGGTTCTTCCAACTCGTACAAGAACGGAAACTGTTTTTGTAGAAAGATTTAGTGCTCCCGGTGATGCCGTTACAATGGATGAAGGTGCTTTGGATGTTAAATCCGCTCAATTTTCTGTTTATAACGCTTTACCATTTAGAAATCTAAATGTCAGAACGGCACTTAGCAAATTCTTAACAGATCCAAGTAGTCACGGATATGTATCCGGTTCTTCTGTAACTGCATCATTTCATAAAGTTCCAAAGAATTCTTATTCTAATGTTGCTGGTTCAACAAACAATGACAACTATTGGATTCAACATCCGATTCCACAATGTGATTTAAACTATAGTTGGATTGGTGATTCCGCTGCCTCATCTTCAACATGTGATAATATTACATTTACAAGCGCAAGCAGCATCTCTAAGACAGACGGCTCTGCTTTGGCGCAACCAGTCGTTTATACGGATTCTAACTTTTATGTTGTTGATCCAATTAATACTTCATCTAACATTCTAGGATTAGATAATACCTCTATAAATTCTTATATTAATAGTAACAATGGTTACTATACTCTTTCAAAAGAAAGGGCTTTTGCAGCTTTAATTACAAAGAGAAACGCTGGCTATGGTTATCCATCTTGGAGACAAATAAGAACAGCACAAATGCCTTTGGCAAGATATTATAGAGAACACAATCTATTACCAATTAATACAAAAGTAAAAGTACCTTTAGTCAATAAAAGAGATCCTTTTGCGCCAACGATTACTATCGATCAGATTACCAACTATGTTGAAACACCACTGACCGTAAACCACCCAGTAAAATACAAATTTACTATATCAAATTATAGCAATGGCGTTATAAAAGATTCTGAAACTCCGTTAGAAATAACATATCAGAATAATAAAAGCTTCTTTAATAATGTTGAATTGAATGATAAGTTTGTTAATTTTAAGAATTTACCAAAACAAGCTTATGACCAATTGCAAGAACTTATTAAGAATAAAGGGAAATTCTCTCCAATCAAATCTGTTGATGAATTCAAATACACAGAAAAATTATTCCCACGTAAAGTAAATGCATATCTCGGAATTGTTAGAGGCAGAACTTCTTACACAGAATCGAATTTAATTTTAGATTATCCAACATTGAGAAGAACATTTTGGCGAGATGAACCAACAGATAGATTAACGAGCGGTACTCCCGTAGCTTTAAATTCTCAAAATAATACTTTGTATGCTAACACAAACTTGATTACCCAAAGCATATATCCAGTTGATTATATATCTGGTGTGAAGGCTGGGGAGCTTATGATCGGCGGTGGCTTTGTTCGTTATAATAGTTATACATATAATTCAACTTTATTGACAGCTTCTGCACAATATATTGCTTTTGATAATTCATCAAAAATTAGACAAAATTTATTATCTGATGCGGGAATAAATCCTTGGTACGATACATACGAAGATTATGCATCTGATATTAGAGGATTTGGAAAAGATTATTCGATAATACCAGAATTTAGAATAAGTGATCATATGTCATATTTTGTTGCTGGTAATGATTTTAATTTTAATTCTAAAGAACTTGAAAATTTTTTGAAATTAGATGGAGCATCCATAAATTCTAGTGATAAGGAAAATTTTTATAAAACATATTCACATTCGGACTTTATTAGTAACTTTGTTGAATTCAAAAATAATGCAAATAATTCTAATTTAAATGATGTTTTAATAAAAGTAAAAATGTCCGCTGTTAAAAAACTTCTTCCGTATAATGGATTTTATCCATATTCTAGAGTTTTACAATTAGCAAATCTTTTTTATGGTTCTTTTTATGGAACAACTTATAGCGGAAGTTGGATTAGCCATAGACAAACTGCACCGGATGTTTATTACAGTGGAAGCTATGATGGTTATGCAAATTTCTTTTCAGCATTTTTTGCTCCCGGAGTTATTTTAAATACAATAAAATCTGGTATCGCTGTGGACTATCCCGCTCACACTGGTTCTGTTGGTAGTAGTTCAGTAGACTATTCTTATGGTTTACATGTGCCAGCAGATTATAGAATAAAATTTGAATCAGCAGTTGCTCCAAATAAAACAAATTTAACTACACAAACTCCTATAGGTATTTCTTCTGTCGGAGGTTTGTATGCAAGTGCATCTTGGAATGGAAAGAGAAATAATTCTTTATACGAATTAGCTTCAAATAATTTCTTTGGCGAAAGCATAAGGTTCTTTTTGAAAGATAATTCTAATCAAACTTTTGTTTCTGCTCCAAGCAATAAATACAAACAAGTTGTTGCAGGTAAAAAATATTATATGGACATTTCTGTATATAAAACACCGAACGACTTTGTAGCTACTCAAGGACCAGACAATTTCGCTGGTTCTTTATATGGTCCAACATATAGCGCAAGTTATAATGCCGCCAGATATCAAGACCCAAATTTTATTGCAGCTACTCCTCCATATTTTTATGGAAAATCAACTGTAAGAGTTTGTTTCTCTCCAACAGAAAATAAAATTTATTCTCCTTCCGAAATAGTAACTGCACTCACCTCCAGCTTCTTCAATGATTTGTCTTTATACGGAGCATCTTCTTTAACTGGTGGAGTTAGCGCAGCTAGTTCATCTATAATGCGAGTGGATGCCTCAATTAATTATAAATCATTAACAACTATTAAACAGGTTGAATATGACAAATTTGGAGATGTAATTAAATTAGTAGATTCTCCTGCAAATCAAGGATTTGATGCATGGGTAATTTCTACTAAATTTGAAACACCTATTTTTAATTACTCCAACAATGATTCTGCATATTGTAGAGGAATGTGGTTAAACTATAAAAATAATCAAGGACAAGACTCAGAAGGTATTTTCTTAGAAATAAGCGATCCTTTCCCAGAGCAAACAAACACAGCTAACAGTTTGACTGGTTCATTGATAGATATTTGCGGTTTTGATTTAATAAAAAATAGTAAAAAACTTGGACAACTTCCTGAAGTGAAGCAAATTTCCGAAGCAATTGTAGCTATTCCAATTGATAGAAATAATAATAGATATAATATACCAAAAGATACATTTAAGCTTTTGCAAAACCCCAGTCTAGAAAATGCTGCAAAACCTTTTAATCCGAAACCATCTAAAGCTTTACAAGAAATGTATGAGAAAATGCAAAATTATGTATTTCCTCCTCATTTAGATTTTATTAATAATAGTTCGGTTAAACCGTTTGGTATGTACATATTTGAATTTACGCACGATCTTAGTAAACTCGACTTAGCTAAGATTTGGCAAGGAGTAATGCCAGAAATTGCTACAAAAGCCGAATTAGATGAACAAGTAATCGAACATGGTTTTGGCGAGGGAGATATTTTTAATAATAAATTTGATCCCGAAACAAGATGGATCGTCTTCAAAGTTAAAAGAAAAGCAGAAAATAGCTATTTCAATGCTGTAGCTGGCGCAAGCCAAGACACGAGATTTGATTTTCAGTTTCAGATCGGAAATGAAAAGATATCAGCGAAAAAATCTATTCTGCCATATAGTTATAATTGGCCATATGACTTTTTCTCTTTGGTAGAATTAGCAAAGATGGATGCTGAAGTAACATACAAGAAGAAGAAATAAAGATGGAATTTTTTAATAGAAAAGAAGAAGTCTTAGAGATTCAATTAACTCAAGAAGGTAAACGTCTTCTAGCAAAGGGAGAGTTCAAGCCTTTTTATTATGAGTTCTTTGATGATGATATTTTGTATGAAACCAAAGGCAGCGGCTTTACAGAAGAACAAAATAGCTCAGTCCCTCGTATCAAAGAGACGCCAAGAGTAAAAACACAAAATATTGTTTATGGTCTTGAAACAGAATTAAATAAACTCAAACAAGATTTAAATAAAGTTTATGGGAAAAAAGAAGACAAGAATAAAAAATATCTTTATAATAAAAATCACGATCCACTAAAATATGCTTTAGGTTTGGGTGATTATTCTAGCAATTATGTTCCTGCTTGGAATGTATCGTTGAATAGTGGCTTAATAAATACAAGCTCTTTTGCTTCTACATATAGACCAGAAGTGGATTATTATGAATATATTCCTCAATTAACATGCACTTCCTCCTTCATATATCAGGCTAGAAATGATGTAAAGAATTATGATAATTTAGTTAGCTCAATTGATGATGAAATAATATATAAATCTGACATATTTGAGGATAAAACTTATTATGTCATTAGACAACAAAACAATCTTCAAGCTGTAGTAAAAGAATTAAATTCTACTTTTGATAAAGAAAATTTTGACATTGAAATTTTTGAAGTAGAGTCTGTTGATGGAGAAAAAGAAAATCTAAAGAATCTTTATTTCTTTAAAAATGTAACTAATTTTGAAACTTTCTATCCAGATTTGCCGCCAATTTCGGAAGAAGAGATTCAGCCATATGATGTTGAATGGTTTTTTTCTATGACACTCGATGAACAAATTGATGAACAAGCTAAAGAGAAAATGCAATTCGAAGGATTTAATCCTTACTTTGATCAAAATGCAAATGATTCACAGGAGCCTTGCTAATGGCAAACAGTTCTGAACTAAATGATATAGCTCAATTATTACCAACTGCTTTTATTGAACAAATAACTTTGGATTCTAAAATTAATAAAGAACAGACTAATAAAAATTTATTAGTCAATGTAAGTTTGTCATTAAAAGATGTTGTCGAAAAAGACTCTGTATCTCAATGGTTTGTCGAGCAAGATTTACAAAAATTTATTAAAGTTCATTCGCTATTGATCACATCGAGAGGCGATTATGAAAATTTTTATAATTTCACTGGCGATTATGGATATGAAGATTTAAAATATATAATTGCAGACAATCCATATATTACAGAAAAAATACTAAGTCTTCCTACCAAAGAGCAACTTGTAAAAGTAAATAATACAACATATAGTGAAAATTATATCACTGATAACGATGATGGCACAAAAGAAATAACTATACCATTGTCTGTTAAATATGAAATACCATTTGATGAAGAAAAAGATAAATTTTTAGCATTATTAAGCTTTTTAACATTTGATCTACAAGCGTTCGCAAAATCTTTTAATATAGATAATATTAAAGAACAAGACGCACTTTCAAGAAATTTCACATCTCAAATTATAATTGAGAATGGAGAAACTGTCTCAGAAACACAATACTTTACTTTACCAGACGGTTCTTTCTATTATGGTCAATTTCATGTTGAAATAGTAAACGGTGAATATGTCTATAAGACAGGAATCGTAAAGACAGACTCTTCTGTTGAGTTGCAACTAGTAACAGATACCAATAATATAATTTGTGACTTTAGAACAAGAAAATATTTTGAAGATAAATCTCTATTTAATTCAACAGGTGTGGCAAATAATATTTTCAAGAGTGATTTGCAGATAAAGAAAATATTAGATAAGATGAAAAGCAATAAAAAAGAATTTGCAAAGTATTTTAGTGATACTTTGATTTCTTTGGACGAACAAGGAAATTGTAGATTTTCATTCTTCTTTGATAAAAAAAGCTTTGCTCTTGATAATTCATTTTATCCAATCGTATTTGAAAAAAACCCAAGCGCAGTTTCCGAACAGATTAAAGTAAAAAATATTACAGTTTATAGAGTAAGAAAAGACATAAAAGAAATTAATAGTTCTAGCGAAAATGTTCCTGTGATCGTAGCGCAGAATAGTATTAATCCGAATTCAAAGATTGATATTTTACAACGCTCAAATTTGCCATTCTTCAATGGTTCTTATATTATAGAAAATAATGTAGAGGGTGTTGATCATTCAATTATTAAGAATTATTCTGTTTATGATGCATCGGTGAGTAAAGTCAATTATGGTCTGTACAAATACAAAGTTACTATGGAAGTAATAGATTCGACTAGATCTTATTTGGAAAATAAATTACAGAAATTAATAGGCGATACTAATTCTATTCTTCCAACCATACAAGAATATTACAATCTCTGTTTGACAAATAAAAAGATTACTGTTCCAATCATTGGTGACGCGACACAAAATAAAGTAAAATATACACCATATTTTGATTCACTGCTTGGTAAATTTATACCAGACTTTACTGCTGATAATAAAGACAAAATTACAATTGCTCAAAACCAACTTTATAACTTTTTAACTCTAGCTAGCGAATTAGGATATTATACATTTAATAGCCTAGAAGATGAACAAAAATTCCATGATTTATTTATTAATTTGTTGGTTCCACCGTCCGCAACCCCCGACTCAATTGGACTAGTTGTACAAGTTATAAAAGATTTTGTGAGTAAGCTACAAGATCTATTAGGAACACCAGATTCCCAAAAAGCATCAAACGCATCAGCAAAATACAAAAATAATATTATTAGCTTTGAATATACTTTTGAAAATTCATCAACCAATAATATAGCAAACACCACTGATTATGATATTAACAAATCATACGATTCTTATTTTAATGCTGCTATAATAAATGGAGTAGGGTATAAGGTATTAAATAATGCTTCTGATAACAATAGTTTAGGATTTAATTCAATAAATCTAGCAGATTATAAAAAACTTACTGACGTTGTATCAAAAAGATATTTTAATGATTATACAACTCTAAATTTAAAACAAGTATATGGAGAAAATATTGCTGATGCATATAATTTCGTAGATGAATTTGATAATGATGATTCTAAATATTCTTACCTACCAATTGCTTCTATCGGAGCTATAAGTAAAAAATATGACTTCTCAAAGTTAACAGAGCAGTTTTTTGATCAAGAATACTATGAAAATATATTTTTAGATATTCTAAATTATAACACATTAAAACAATCAAGCTTTTCTAATCAAGAAGTTGTCCAAAATTCAAATATTTCTAAAGAACAGCAAATAATCAAAGGTCAGCTTTTAGAATTATTCTCTGATCCAAGCTTTACTAATATTTCTATCGCATCTGAAGAACCAACAAAACAAATTCAACCACAAAACGAAAGAGACTCGTTATATAACATTTTTGGTAAGAACAATTCATTTGATCCAACAAAAATTGATCAACAAGTTTCTTCAAGAAAAGACGCTTCTAAATCTTCTAATTCGAATATCGATGCAGAACCAAACTCAATGTTGCTTGAAATATTATTACATGAGATTATTAATAATAGTAATGATTTAAATAATGCTAGAGATTATTCATTATTTACTCCAATTGATGAAAATGGAAATAAAAAT